AACCTTTCAATTCTTTTATCACCACATGATTATTACGATGCTTTAGATACTACCAGTTGCCCCTTCCCTACGTCACCCTATTACGATATGAAAGCATGGGAATGGCTCATAGAAAACGTCAAAAAACTAGAGGAACCAATTTTGTTCTGGAATATAGGTGTTTAATGGCCGAAAATAAAGATGTCTATACTAGCGAAATATCGGTTAACAACCAACTGTATTTTTGCGGGGTTCCATTCAAGTTGGATAGTTATAAAGGGTGTAGCCACGATTGCCTATATTGTTTTGCGCGCACCAACAACATAACAAACCAAGCTAACCAGGGCCGGGAGTTCAATAACATACTACTACCAAATACCGACCAATTCGACCGTCTACTCCAAAAGGCGTTCACCGACGAACCTAGCAAGAATATAGTTGTTAGTTGGCTACGGCATAAGGTGCCTATCCACTTGGGCGGCATGAGTGACCCGTTCCAACCATGCGAGGCGCAGTTCAAAATAAGTCAGCATTATATGGAGTCACTTAACCGCTACCAGTATCCGACTGTAATCAGTACCAAAGGCACCACACTTCTAACCACGCCGGAATATCTGGACTTGCTGGGGAACGGCCTGTATATCGTTCAGGTAAGTCTCCCCAGCATGGATGATTCTATTAAGAAACTGGAACCAGGCGCGCCGCCACCCGCCGAGCGCCTACGCGCGCTGGAGACGCTGGCAAACAAGGGCATATACACCGTGTGCAGAATACAACCTATGATTCCAAATTCGCCTATAGAGGATAAGTTGCCGGAGTTCATAAGGACGCTGGCCAGCGTCGGTGTAAAACACGTTGTGGTTGAGGCGTTCAAAATGCAGATGCGGAACATGGCGCATACGCAGATGATAAAAGAAATTTACCCGCATACATGGCAGGAATACGCTTACCAAGGAACACAGAATTACGGTTTTGAAGCCATGCTACCCAGCTGGAGGAAATACCAGTATATAAAGGTGGCCGCCGAGGTCTGCCATGCCAAAGGCCTGACACTGGGGGCCGCGGATAATGATATGCGATTGTTTGGTGATAAAATATGTTGTTGTGGTGTAGATGGTGTAGCCGGCTTTGATAATTGGTGGAAGTACCAAGCGAGTACCGCGGCGTTCATAGCCAAGGAAAAGGGCACCGTGACCCTGGCAGATATGACAATGTACTGGGTCGGCGACGACGCGGAGATAAACGAACAGGAAGGCGTATTCCGTGATTATTGTAAGGCCAGAGGTCTACGGACAACGGCCAAGAACGCGGTGGACTACAATTGGCAATACGGCGGCGAACTATCGCCTGGAAACATCTGCGGACTAAAGAAGACTGGTCAACTGGAATATACGTACACCGACCCCGCGCCCTTGCTGGAGAAGAACCAGGTAAAACAGTTTACAATGCTATAGGGAAAGGCGTAGTATGAGAATTGACTTGATAGAATGGAAACGCAAAAACGCGTTCTTAAAAGACTTGCATAAATACCTACGCCAGTTTAGAGTAGTAGAGATAAAGCGGGAAATATTTCATGAACTCAAAGAGGTTGAGAACGCCGCCGGCGGGCATTCGTACGAACCCAGCGGCCGGTTCGTTATCCAGATACGCCTGACTGGATTCTGGAGACAAAAGTAACATGAAATAACACCCCACCTATATATACTTTTGGTAAGGTATGGTAAACTCTGGTCAGTAACAAAGGAGGAATGGATAAAATGACAGACATAGTTTACACACCGTTAACCCCGGAGGAAAAAGCCAAGCAAAACTGGATAAGCAAAGCCTATTACTGGTTTTGGCATGACGTTTGTAATCGGCCAGAGCCGTTTACCTATACCATGCGCCGCTCTGCCCAAGACCATTCCGTTTACTGGATAGTAACGCCGGTGGCCCTGGTAATTGCCGCCGCAGTCCTATTCAGTGTGTTTGGAGTGTGGTCTTGGCATATTGCATATACAAAGAAAAAGAAAACCACAATAATTATCTCTGTATTTGTGGTGATACTAATTGCATGGCATTTACTCGCTGTGCATCTTTGGGGAATATGGTAAAATAATTTACAAAGGAGGTACGTTTGACGTTTGGTGCCCGCCCCGCGCGGCGGAAATAAATTTTGTAAGGAGCAAATGATGGGAATAGATTACTACAACAAACTATATCGAAATGCCTTTCATGAGGCTTGGCTACTTCACCAGGCGGAAGGACACACCGAAGACGAACTTGTGTTCTCCGGCATGAGTTTAGACTCAATGTCTCCGGAGGTAGCGGAAAAGTTAACCGTTGGTGTCCGCCAGGCGCAGTTAGCCGACGCTATGAAACTCGGCGAACCGGAAGTATTCCAGACCACGCCCCGGTTAGAAGCTCTCGCTGACTTGGCATCCGGGGCCACCCGAATACCCGCAAAATATGACCCCATCTATCCCTATGTCGTCGAACGCTATCGGGGGACGATTGAAAATGGTGGAGTGGTAGCGGTAGTTACTTCATTTGGCTCTACCACTATCTATCAAATCAGCACCGCCGAGGAATTGGAAGCTTATATTGCCGACCCTGATAGTTTTGACGGCAAATTCAACTAAATAAACGAGCGCCGGTAAACGACGCAAAAAGGAGAAATACATGGTAGAATTCAAAGTAGCTGACTTCCTGTTCTTCGGCTCAATACCGATAATTGTGCCGCTAGTCCAGGTATTAAAAGCCTTTATCAAAGATTCGCGGTATTATCCTATCTTGGCAATAATCATCGGTATTGGTCTGAACATGGCCATTGCCGCCTATAGTGGTACCGACTTATTCCCGGCCCTATTGATGGGTGTTATTGCGGGCATGGCCGCAGCTGGTATCTATTCCACTGTCGCCCCTACGTTAAAAGATAATGGCGGTACTAATGACGCCGTTGCTAAAACAAATGGCCCCGCGCCGTCCACTCCGACATCAACGCCCTGACCGGTATGTAACGGCACATAACCTTCAGGGCGACAGCCAATATAGCGGGGGTGGGTAAAAACTCCCGCTATTTTTATGCCCAAGAATAACGGTCATATAACCACGCCAGCTTAAACCGAATAGACGGGGGTGGGAGTGCGATGGGCGCACGGCACAAGCGGGGGTACTCCCCGCCCGGGCAGGTGTGGGTTCAATTCCCACCAGTCTATACAAAATATATCGGAAAATATGCGTTGGAGGTAGTTATGGGAAAAAAGAAACATGAGCTTAAAGAAGCGGAATTTGAGAGCCTACTGGACAAGGCATCGCAACCCTTGGAGACAGAACAAAAACCCGATTCAAAAGAGGCATGAATGATAACACGCCAGCCATATTTTCTAAAGGATGCGGCCGCCGCCCTGGGCATGGTGAAAAAGGAAGAGGTCACCGACTGGACGCGGACACCGGCAACGCTGGGCGCGCACCTATCGCGCGGTGCCTACCAGCGTGCCAGGCACATTGAGTACATGGCGGAAAAGATTTCCCAGATAGCCGTGCGTCAATGTTTCCAGATTTACAACGTGCCGCCGCAACACGGAAAGAGTGAACTGGTTTCGCATTGGACGCCGGTATGGTTCTTAAAAAAGTTCCCTTGGAAGAAAATCGGCCTGGCGTCGTACGAAATGGGTTATGCCTCGGAGTGGGGTGGTAAGGCAAAAGAGACCATAGAGGAACATGGCGAGGAACTGGGGTTGCATTTAACCCAGGACACCAAGGCCAAGGGCCGATGGAGGTTAAAGGGTTATGGTGGGGGCATGTATGTTGCGGGCATGGGTGGCCCATTTACCGGCCGCGGCTTTGACCTGATTATCATCGATGACCCTATCAAGAATGACGCGGAAGCGTTATCATCTGTTTACCGCCGACGTCATTGGAACTGGTATCGTTCTGTTGCCAGAACCAGACTCGCGCCTGGTGGTTCAATAATCGTTATCATGACGCGCTGGCATGAGCAAGACTTGGCCGGTTGCCTCATGGGTAATCCCCCGGAGTCAACCGATGAATCAAACAAGGCCCTGGAAGTTGATGTCGCGCCGGATAAATGGGAGGTTACTAACCTCACGGCGCTCGCCGAGGATAAAGACCCGCTCGGTCGTAAACCTGGCGAGGCACTCTGGCCGGAGAGGTATGACGTACTGGCCCTGAAACAACAGAGAATAGCCTCTGGCCCCTTTTGGTGGACAGCCCAGTATTGTGGGCGGCCACAGCCGGAAGGAGGAGGCATTATTAAGATATCATGGTTCAAAAGCTACGGTCAAAATAGTCAGACTCTACCTACTCAATTCTCGCGCATCATCCAGTTCTGGGATACGGCGTACACAGAAAAACAACGTAATGACCGGTCGGCATGTATAACCATAGCCGAATCCAAGACACCCACACGCTACTGGATATTAGACCTATGGTATGGGCGTATGGAATATCCCGAACTCGTTAAGATATGCCAGGCGCAGTATGACAAGTGGAATCCAGACCGTGTGTTGGTTGAAAATAAAGCAACTGGGCCACCATTGATTCAACAGTTACTACGGGATACCAATAAAGTACCCATATTTGCTATACCTCAATCCAAAATGGAAGGGGATAAAGAAGTACGGGCGCAGACCATTACCGGCATTATCGAAGCCGGTCAGGTTGCGCTACCGGAGCGCGCCGCGTGGTTAGCAGAATTTTACCAAGAAATAGGTTCATTCCCCAGAGGCAACCATGATGATATTGTAGACGCGTTTGTCTATGGATTGAGGTATCTAAAACCCAGGTTAACCGGCTTGGCCCAAGGGGTTGAAACAGAATCTAAGATAAGCCGTTGGAAAGGATAGATATCAAATCCCATAGAGGGTAGTGTATCAATTTGAATTTAACAATCGTAATATTTCTTCAATAGACCATTCATAATCCTATCTTGATAATCTAGGCTAGCAGCCCCAACTTCTTTAAGAAGGTTAACTACTGTATTTACTGCCGTTCCAGTTATACGAGCAGTACTACGAATCGAGTT